AACATAAACTGCATGATGTGATCCTTTAAGTGACAAGAAGTTTGACTGGAATAATGGCCACAGCCTCTTCTCCCAAGTCGCCCTCAAAGATTTGCGTTGAACCCTCGATCCAGCAGTGATGAACGATCCCACCGAGGGTCAGAGTGTGGTCTCCTTCATTTTGTGGCAGCAGAGCCGCCCCAATCGCATCCAGCACCGGATTGATCACCGGGCCAACCGGGTTTCCTTCGCTTCGCGCATAGACCCAAAGATTCACCTCGAGTACAATGCGAGCGGGTTGTCCGCGAACGATAGAAGCTGACTCACCCGTGTGCTCCATGTAGAGCGCGGGCTGATCTTCAGCGGCTACGTCCTGCCAGTGCTTCAGCCTACGGGTGCAGCTCTTCAGCATTGCAATCCCGCTCAGCCTGTTGAACAGAGCCACATAAGCGGTCTCGCGATTAGGAATCAAGTTCATCGCAAGGCCTCCGCAATAGCTTTCCGAAGGTTTCCTGTGATGCGGTCCTTATTCTCTTCCAGCGAAGTGGAAAGAAACGGACGGGCCGGAACCTTCATGTTCAGTAAGTGCGCCTTCACCGTGTGCGCCCTTACCGTTACCATCCGAGGAGCCTTCATCTGCTTGCCGAATGCTATCGATTGTATTCTCTGGAACTCCCGAACAGGGTGTTCCGAGACTTTCACCGCACCCTCGAATCCGAGTTCGTGCGCCCTCGCGTACTTCACATTCGTTCCGACGAATGCTCGAAAGTTTCCCGTTCCCTCGCCCTCGAAACGAGCTGTGATTGAACGGCGAAGACGCCCAGTGCGAACCTTGAGCACCTGATCAGATAGCTTGTTGGCTTTGATGTATGCTACAAGACTCAACGCCTCACGCTTCACAGCAGTTTCGACGCTGGCGAAAGCCTTTACCTCAACGTCAGACAGTCGCCGACGGAGTTGCGGTTCCCCGCGAATGGTTGCAGTTATCGTCATTGACCGCTCTCCGGTACGTTGTTCAAGTAGTTGAACAACACGTCGCGAGCAGCTGACGGGATACCGCCGCTGGAGGAAGACGTTCCTGACGGACCGTCCGTGAACGTGATGGACTCGCCTGCGAGTGACTTGCTACCGATGCCCAAGCGGTCACGCTCTTTGAACCGTGTGGTCACGTACATCAGCAGCGCCATCTTGAGGTCGTCGGGCCAAGGTGCAAGCCCACCAGCGTCGCCGAACCCTGCCGTGTAGGTCATGACCACATTGCGGTCGCCCCGGGTGAAGCTGTAACCCTTCAGGATCAGCATCCTCCCATTCTGAACAAAGATGTATCCGGAGCCTCCGTTGACAGAGGCGGGAATGTTTTGACCGTCAATGTTCAAGGAGCTGAAAGCTGTGATCGGGTAGCCCACCGTCTGCATCCTGGTGGCGTCGTTTCCGTCGCGATATTCAGTTCGCTGAGCACTGGTGAAATCTCGGTTGCAGAAGGCACCGATCGCGGCCAACGAGGACGTGAGCAACATCGTCAACACCGCGTCAGTGTTGTTCGTAGTGATGCCAGCGAACGTCTTCAGGTCGGCCAGGGTTGCGATCGGGGTCGTCATAGCAGTTCGCTCCGCTTACTTCTTGGCCCAAGGGGCGGCAGGGGCTGTCGCTTGCGTAGCCGGTGAGGTAGTATTGGCCGCACCCTGATTGCTGCCTGCGTCGCCCGCTTCGGGGCCCGCTGCACGCTTTGCAATGGTATCGCTCCCGGCTTTGGGTACATAAGCGGTGAAGCCATGCACGCCCAGCATAGGCACAGCTGAAGCGGGCACGACAATGGTGCCATCTTCGTCAGCTGTGAATTCAAATCCTTGGTGATTCACGCTCGTAGTACCGGCGGGTACGCTAAGGCGCACGCCATCCAGTTTTTGCACGGTTTCGAGCTGTTCCATTTTCTTCTCCAGAAAGGGGCAAGGGAGCGAACTCCCTTGTTGTCTGCTTGCTTAGCCGTTGGTGATGTTGCTGATCACGCCCAGCGAGAAGGGCGCGTAGATCGCCAGCACTTCTTCCGAATACACGCCGGTCTCATATTGGCGGGTGCGCAGAGGCCAGTCTACTTGGTAGTAATCCTGACGGCACTTGATTTCGGCGACGTTCGTCACTTCGTTGTTTTGGTAGTAAATCGGCAGGTTTTCGCAATAAGCGATCAGGGTGCCCGGAGGGAGCTTCGGGTGGATCTTGACCGGAATCACTGCGCCGCCGTCAGGCATGAACGGGTTGAAGTAGCTGTTGACCACACCGCCCGCAATAACTGCATAAGGCTCGCTCATGTTCTGAGCGTTCGCGTTCATACGAACCAAAGAACCCTGGGAGGAAGTCATGCACTTCTGAGTGACGTTGTTGATCTCTTGCGAGTTCATGTAGATCACCGTCGGGCTCAGTTGGTACTGGTCCCACATACTGCGAAGTAGCGTGTCGATCTCCACCACGGAACCGCGACCCGAACTGGTCAACGTGCCGCCGGGAGCCAGCTTCGCCACGTACGCAGCATTGGCAGGGTTCAGGGCAGCGGTCAACAAACCGTCGTAAGCCAGGCCAGGGTTGGCGGAGGCATCGATGGTGATTGCGGTAGCAGCCTGACGCGCCCCACCAGTCAGCGGGGCGCTAAACGTCACGGTGTTGGTAGTGGTAATGGCTTCCAGCTTTTCCGAACCAGAGGAACCGACGAACCAGGCATAAGCCACAGCGCCACTGATCAGCGGAACGGTAGCGCCCAGGCTCTGGCCGAGGGTGATCGCTTGCGTAGCAGATGCGCTCTTGTTGGACGAACCGCCGTTCAGCGTGTAGGCAGCGCCGTCAGCGCCGGTCACCGTCTTGGTCGTTGCAACGCCGCCAGCTAGCGAGCTGTTAAAGTAGCCTTCTTGGGTGAGGGCTACCACGATGACCGAATAGGTCTGCGCGGGCAGGGTCGCACTAGTACCGGTAGCGGTCAGGGTAGCAGCGGTCGGAGTGCCCAATTGCAGGGATGCATTGCCACCGATGATCGCGGTCTCTTCCTTCAGCATCAGCTTCTGGAGCAGACGCACAGCCATCGTGGCACGAACGTCTTCGAACGTCTTGCCAGCGTTGACAGCTTCGAACGTCACGCTGTCTTCTTCACCGATCGTCACGTAGTTCGCAGCCTTGGGGGCGGTCGAATAGGACATGCGGCCCGAGCGTTGACCTTCAGGGATCCAGGCACCATTGTCGAAGCCTGAACCCACAATGGAACTGATCACCTTCCAGTTTGTTGCGACGCCCTTGCCACCAGCGACGCGGGGAATGCGGTTCCGCAGCGGCGTGAAGACAGGGTACAGGTTTTTCGCGGGGGCTTGCAGATCGTAAGCGATCAGGCCATTCGCGGTAGTGATGCTCTTCGAGATATCATCTGCTCCGAGTGCGGCCTTGACGAGGGCCAGGGTATCTTGTGTCGGGTTCATAGTGGTGAGCTCCTAAAGTTGAATTCGGACTTGCGGCGGATGCCTTGGTTTGTCCAGTGGTTGAAATTAGCGTGGTCCAAAGATTGGACGTCCGCCGCCTGCATGAATCTTCCGAACGGCTGTGGCCACTTCGTCGATCGTGCCGTCTGCTTTGAATACAGGGTCCAGCTTCTCCGCTTCCGGGGACTGTCCACCCACATCATCGCCCTTCCCAATGGCCTTCAAGGCACCCTTGGGAGCGGTAGGCATCTTGCCAACTGCTTTCTTCAGGGTGTCATGCTCACTATTGAGTTTGTCGAACGACTTGCGCAAAGCAGCCATTTCGCCGCTGACCTTTTCCACCAGACCGAGGGCCTTGTGGATGTCGCTATCGTGGACAGCTTTGTTCAGCTTGCCAGCGACGTCAGCCTTGGATACTTTTTCCGTCTCGCCACCGCACGCGGCGCCGAGTTCCATGAGCAGGTCGTGGGCCTTCTGGATGCGCTCCATGTCAGCGGAGCTATTGCGAGCACCAGCTTTCAGCACATCGATCAGATCGTTGACCTTCTTCAAGTCACCGCCCTTGTCCGCCATGGCCACAACCGATGTTAGTGTGGTCAGGGAATCAACGCTGCCTTCAGGGACTTCCAGCGTCGCCATCAGCTCGCCAATTTCTTCCTGGGCCATCTGCAGAAGCAGGTCGCCCAATGCTTGCACCGCTGCCGCCAACTTGGCGGGCATGGTACTGCCGTCACCTTCCGCTTCAGCTTCGTACGCTGTGGAGCGTTGAAGCCATGCGAGGGATTGCACCAGATCGCTGAACCAGCTGACGTCGTAGAGGCATTTCTTCAGCTCGTCACCGCCAGTGCCCAAGACGCGGATGGTCTTTTGCAAGGCGGAAGGTTCCACAGGCTTTTCGACTTCCGGCGTGACGCTTGCCCCAGCTTGCGGATTGGTTATAGTATTCACACCGTCGCCAGATGTGCTCGGCGCACTGGTTTCAGTGGAACTCTTGGTAATGTCCTGTTCGACAAGTTCGAGCAGGCGCTCGGACGATATTGCGCCCTTGCTAATCAGCTCCGCGACCTTGTCGACAGGCGAAGCGCCTGCAGTTTTCATCGTGTCGTCCTCCGGGTTATCCGCCTTGAACATTTCGATCAGAGCCTCAGGATTGGCGGGACGATCCACGAGACTGATTTCCGTCAACTTCAAGGCCGAGATGGTCTTGGTCGTTGCGTCATATCCACCAGGCAATGTCTTGCCTCCGATGCTGAACCCTTTATAGACGCCCTCAACGACCTTCTGCCATGCAGAATCGTCAACGATCTTCGCGCCAATTTTGACGCCAACGTCGTCAAATTCGTATTCCTTGACAACACCAGCGGCCCAAGGCTGATGCATTTCGCGCACGTTGGCGAACTGCATATAGTCCGCCCAAGCTGCCTTCATGGCATCCTTGGTGACGGTCTCACCTTGCGAGTCCACTGACTCGGTCGATGCGTAACCCCACACCATGCGGAGCTCTTCATCCACCTTGTTAATCGCGAAATACTGTCTCATCAATCGGCCTCTTCATTCTCGTCGGTCAATACAGGGATAAAGTCACAGCGGCAATTCGGGTGAGCGGGCGGAGCATCCACTCCGATTGAAAACATCCCATCAAGTGCCACTGTCTCCCCATCTACTTCCTGGCAATCTTCACAACATCCTGCGCCAGTGATCCACTGCTTTGAATCCACCAATCCCGACTTGGTGTATAGTACCAGATTCCCTCGACAGTCCGCTAGTGCAGTTTCTGTCCGAGCTATGGTTTCAGCCCGTGTTTCACTAAACGCATAATTCTCTTCTAGCATCGCAGCAAGGTCGTCATTAGAAAGGCCTTGCTCCATTGCTTGAACAACATCAGATCGAATCATCTCTCTTGTGCTGTCCTCAATACTATATGCGGAATCTGGATTGTCAACAACGTCCCCGTTTTCATCAACCTTCTTGCCTACCAGCTCAGCGGCGCGGTCCTTTGCGTATGCAATAGCCTCGTCGTTTGCAAGCTCCAGGGCGTCTGGATTATCAATGTCAATTTGAGCATACGCATCAAGGACCCCCTTCTTACTTGCAAGGGCTAACTGATCGCCAAATAGATCCTGGAATTCTTCCCATCCCTGCCACTCTATATTGTCCAGCAGGTCGGTTTCGCCACGGTCGCCTTTGACAACCTTAGTGACCACAGCTCCCGCCAGCTTCTTCATCTGCTTCTGCAAGAGGTTGTAAACACCTTTCGCTAAGTCCTCCTCAATTTTCTTGTGGGCAGGGGTTTTCCTGTCGATCTGTCTGACCTTCTTGCTCTTTGCAGCCTTGCGGAACCGTTTATAGACCCCTTGTTTGTCGTCTGCGCCGCTGTGCGGAGCTTGTCCTTCCTTACTAGCGTCTACAGCAGGATCGTCGCTTGTGGGGCCTTGTGGGGGCTTAGGTGCGTTCGGGTCTGTCGGTGGAATCAGTTGCGGAGGGGTCGGTTCCGGTTCCTTCGGGATAATCGGGACGTAACCACTCGCAGTGAGCACCATTGCAACGTCTCCGCCCTCCACAGGGGCATCCCCCCTCTTTGCGCGGATTTCGTTGATGGTCGAAGTCCCGTTCTTCACGTTCCTGTCGTCCATCTCGTTCTGATCCTTGGGATCGGTGGCCTCTCGATCTTCCCATTTGAACTCCAGGTCACGATAACCAAAGTATTTCCAGATGAGCATGTCGATCACGCCTTTGACCCACAGCATGATCGGATAGAGGCCTTCTTCAAGCGCCATTGCTTGAGCAGTTTCCGCGGTTGAACGGTTATTTTCTTTGATGAAGGGTTGCGCACTCACGTTGAATGCGTAGCAGATAATTCGTGCCAGCCACTCGTCGTAAGGGTCTTTCAGAATCCCTTCCTTCGTGTTGATGGGCGTCACGCCGTTTGGAACAAACTGGGCTTTTCGGCGTGCCGAAGTATTGCCGGCGAGACTGTTCTGCCACCAGTCGTTGAATTCCTTGATCTGCGTCATGTTCCAATCAGCGGGAACTTGGAACAACAGATCGGGCGCACTGCCTTCGGTGTAATACTGAAGCTGATGCAAGGAACGACGTAGAGCGATGTTCACCGTCATGATGATCTGCTCGACGGGGCTGTAACCGTAGATCTTGTGAATCCGCTTGTTCCGCGGTGCATACACCAGCTCGTCCGAGTTGTAGTCCACTGCGACAACACCCTTGAGGATTTGCTGATAGGCGGGGTAAGGCGGTGCAGGGGTGCGCCCATGCTCGTCAATTACTCGCTTAATAGTCGCACCGTCAATCAGATCGAAACGGTACGGACTGCCGTCATTGTTCAACCACGGGTAAATTGCCAGCGCATCAGTCACCAGCATTTCTTCCATCACCATGCGGAGCCAGTCGTTCCAAGTGTTCTCACCGTCAGGCAAGCGTAGGAACGCCTCAATCTCTTTGCAGCGGTCGTCGTGGTCAGCATCGTCGTTGATCGGACTGATACCGAACTTCATCTTGGCGATCTGGTCCTTTCGCGTTTCAATCACCAGACGTAAAATGTCGCAGCTATCAGCCAGCGCACGCATCTGAAAGAACGTGACGTTCTCTCCGGCACGCGGCGTCATACGTGTGTTATAACCGGACGGGAAGTCTAGCGCACGGCCGCGGACGCTTTCTTGCTGCTCAGCGGGGACGTTGGGCTGAAGGGGCGTGAGCGGACCGAACCATGCAGTGTCGACCGCTTGGCGCTGCCCAGTAAGCACCTTTAGGGCGCCTGTAACCCGAGCAATAATGCCCTGATCGATTGGTGTCTTTTCTGCGTCAGCCACGGTCCGCCCTCAGGTTAATTAGACAGCGGTGCCAGCAGGATTGCGCCAAGTCTTGCCATCGTAGTGAATCATATAGCCGAGGGTCGTATCCATCAACGTCTGACCCTTGTAAGGTACAGCGGGGCGCAGTGCAGTGGTGGCCACAGTGCCCACCAACGTCCATCCGTTCGCCATCAAAATGTAGGCAACGTTATCTGGTACGTCCAAGGGAGCGCCAGGAACGCCTGTGTAAGTAACGCCGAACAAGGTTGTGGCGCCTCCGCTTGCTGGCGGGTGAACTCGAATGGTCATATTGAATCTCCTTAACTGAAAGCACTATAGAACGCAGATGGTCCGGCACTCTTTGGAGCTACCTGTTCCGCCTGCACCTCTTCCGCTTGCTCTCTGTAGAAATCAAGCAGACCCGTATTCCCGTCGCTAAGCATGGAGAAAGCTCCACTACATGCGTCAACGTCGTCGTCGTGTGCTGAAGATGGGAACGCTTCAAGGGCTGTGAACGCCTCTTCATTCCATGCACCTCGCAACACCTTCACATTCCCTGCCTGGCACTGTGCGCTGAATGGCCCAAAACGAACAATCTTGTCGCCCCGCTCAGGTCTAGCCCGTACACTGTAACCCGCCAAGTTCCGAACAAATGTCTGAGCTTGCGACTTACCTGCCTGGCCTGGATCCTGTGGCAAACCTATGCGAACATTCACGGTATCCATTGACGCCGTGTTCTCAATTATCCGCTCGACCTTCAGCGGGCTCACACGAACCCTGACAGTATCTAGCCAGTAGTATAACCCTGACTTCCGGTCTCGGCCCAACTTGACGCCAACTGTCCAGTCAGGGTCGTTATTATCGGTCTTCTCCGTTGCAGCCAAATCCCAATAGCGAACGATATCAAGGTTCGACGGAACCGCGTCAACTACCTCCACCCAGGCTCGCTTGAAGTACAGACCAGCCGCAGGACGGATCTTCCAGTTACCACCCAACAAGCGAGCCTGTTCAACGACGGGGAGCGACTTCAAATTGGCAAGGTAGCCAGGGTCTGCTTTCATCAAGGCAGGGTTGTCGCTCAGCTTGCCCGGGATGAATGTGACGCTCTTCGGCTGCACCTGATTTTCGTGGTCAAGTGGAACAGACGGGTCACCATACTTGTCAACCAGCTCCTGGCGTGAGTCAGCCCAGAGCATAATGTCATTGATGCGAATGAACCATCTCACCTTCCCGGCACGTTCGGAAATCGGAAACCCTGTCTTCTGATCGATCCACCATGCAAGGAATTCCGCTACCCACGAGTCAGCGTCAGGGTTGGTTGTGGCGCGGATGTAGGGCTTAACACCGCTCATAGAACGGTTCCGCGATATCAGGTAGAAGAACTGACTCATCGAGAAGTGAGTCAACTCGTCAAACACGATCAGCGGGATCTGTGAACCCTGCCACTCCAGCTTCGTGGACTCGTGTTCAAGGTGCGCGAATTTGATCTTGCCCCCTTCGGGCCAGTTCCACTCCAGGACGTGCGCTGTAGGTGTTGCACCCGTCAGCGGGTACAGCTTCATTGACTCGTCCCACAGACCGCCCACGTTCTTGACCTGAACGGTAGTGCGGCGGAAGAACACCGCTGCGAACTCTTTATTGTGACAAACGTGCCTCAGAGGCTCGAGCAACACGGCCCACGTCTTACCAGCGCCGGCAGCGCCGCCGTAAATCGCGATGTCAGCAGAGGTACTGAGGAAATCCTCTTGCGGCCCAGGCTGCGGCCTTATAGACTTCGGGCCTTCGCTCATGCTGCACCCGTTGCAGGTTGAGAAGGCGTCGGGACGACGTCCTCGCGGCCATTGCTTGGAATGTAGAATGTGACGGGTGATGTGACCATGAGCTCCGTCTTAGTCTTGACAGGCGCTTCCATGCCAAAGATGGTGGACAGCTTGGACAATGCGGACACCCGTGCAGAGTGTGAGCTGCCCGGACCCTTGTAATTGGCCTCGCGGAATAATGCTGCCATGACCTTCCTCTTGTTCCGGTCAGCATCTTCTTCGATACCGCCTTCAAGTTCCATCTCCTTGATGCGCTTCTGCACATAGGGCTCGTTCATGAACTTGGCAGCGTACTCGGTCGCATATTCCTTGCTGAAGCCCAGGCGCAATGCAGCCTCGAACGGGTTATAGTCAATCAGAAACTCACGAACAAACTCGTCGCGGAACTTGCGTTCCTGCTCCGAGAGTTCGGGGCTCATGGCCTGTAAGGTCCACGAATCTAATTGAGCTTTATCGACTAACACCGTTTTCACCTACGATCCAAAATGCCGGAAAAATCCGACGAATGATTCGGAGTATAGGGTAGTAGACGTCAGTCAAGCAAGCCTAAGAAATACTTTGATGTTCTTTCCACCAAAGACGGTCTGCTTCCACTTGCTGCAAGTTACTACACCGTCCGCTCATTTTGCACAGCGCAAAGGCAAGGACGTAGAAGAATATGACCACAGCGATCGCGAGGATAATCATGTTGGCTCCTTAGTGAATGGTGATGTAGTATGTGACACTAGAACGAACCATGCAAGTCCATCAAACTCTTGACAGTTCCCCGGAGCGAATTTTGTCCTGCACCCATGAGCGGAACCATGCGCGGAACTCTTCAATGTGGATCTGCACCCGTGCGCCCATCTGTGCTCCAGACGGTAGCGGAACAAACCCGTCCATGATGACGTGCCAGGCCTTGCGGTTCTGGCGGTAAATGAGCACGGGCTTATCACCGTTCCGTTGAGCACTGGTGCAAGCCTGGCGCCACCATTGTTCCACAGACAGCGTTTCCTGGCGCTTAACCTCCAGGCTCAATCCAAAGAGGTTAATGTCACCGCCACCGACTGCGGACTGGTTCTGATTGCGCTGTGCAACCCCTCGAAGGATGTTAATGGTCTCCTCACCGTACCCTTCGGACGCGATAAGACGCTCGAGCTCGGCGTTGAGCATTCGCACGACTTCGCGCTCGCCTTCCTTACCCTTTGTGACGACGTTAATAGGCATATCTTAATTCCAAAAATCAAAACCAATCTTCAGCAGTCGCCACGCGGCCCCCGCCACCCATCCCATGCCAATCAGCACGATCGCATAGAACGCAATCAGCGCAGTGATACCGCTGACAACCTGCCCGACACTACGATTCTTTTGAGCCATGCTCATTCTCCTGATTCATTAAGAAACGCAATTCTACCGTCATTGCTGCCTCTCGTAACTTAGACGGGCTTGCCTGCTTCATAACCTGCAAAGCAATCGCACAGAATGTCTCGAGCTCGGCCCTGTCATCATCTCCCCATCCAATCAAACTGGATATGCAATGCGCCATTCGCTCGTCCTTCATCTTAGACGCCTTCTCCGCAAGGTATTCCAAGTCGTCGCGCTTGAGGTTGTTCCGCTCTTGCAGTAGCTCCTGGCACCGTTGCGTCCAGAACATTACGACCGCGAGCTGGAACTCACGGCTCGTCAGTTGCTTGCTTAATTCACGAGCTTTGAATTTCATGCTAGAACCGCCCAGGGCGTCCCGCGCCATACTTAGCATAGGCGTCGCATACGCGGTCGAGTGCAGCGACGATGCCTGGCCTGTGCAGTATCCACCACACGGGCAGACGCTCCTGGAACTTATGCCAGCGGTTGAACAGTCTGCGGAGCAGGTATGAACGAACGACGCTGATGACAGTCATCCAGGCGGTCAGAATGAAGTTATTCCGCGCCGTGATAGGAATGTCGTAGCGGTACGCAATGAGCGCAATCGTACCCATTGCAATGACTAGGCCTATGGCCGTGCTGACCACAGCTTCAGGAATGATCCGAGTTTAGACTGGTGCATCTTGTGCTCCTTGGCTTCCGCCTTTGTGATTGTGAGGGTCGTAGCGTGCGCCGTCGGTACGTTCCAGCCACGCGACTGCAACATGGTTGACACGCGGGTATCCACGCTCTGTGAAATCGGTGATCGTTCCTTCGCCGACAGGACTGTCTTTGATGGTGTTGCCTATATGTAGTTCATTCGGGTGCACGTTATCCTCGCTGAGCAGATTTCGGTAAGAGTTTACGACCCAGAACATAATCGGGTCGACGTTGTGGCTGCGGGCATACTGCCAGGATTCGCCATCCGTTGGACAGTGCTTCTTGGAGCTCGTCTGTGCAGCAATCTTCCTTGAGCATCGTTTCGTCAACGCTCATAAGATTCGGCCCAGGTTGTTCCTGTTGACACTTATCATTGAACAAGCGTGCCACCGCGTCTGCAGAACTACGCACGGACGACTCTATAATCTCGCCTATGTTAAGCTCGGACTTGACCTCGTAGAGTGGTTTGATGCTTTCTTTCACGCTCATGTAGGTTCCGCAGTAGCCTTCATTGAACAGTTCAATCGCTTGATCACCGTTGCAGATAGCGACGCCAAGATTCTCCGACTCGGTGATGCCCAGCCTGTTCAGTAAGTCCAACTGAACCTGGCGCTTAGCGTCGCAGTTGTCTCCGTAGAGGTATTCTGGTTTGACGGAATAGAGTTTCATACACCGCACCACATCAGCAGGAACTCGCGGTCTTCAATCGGGTGATAGTGCCTGTCGCGCATAGCGCCGCAGCGCAAGCCTTCGCGGAAGGCTGCTCGCCAGTATGAATCGTCGAGCGACTTCAGTAATTCAATCGGGTCCATATAGCTCCTAGAAAGGAATGTCATTGTCAAAGTCAGCGTCTGTAAACCCTGTTCGCCGCGCATTTCAAAACCCTTAAGGAATGCAGCTTTGACCGTGTTGTCACCTCGGCGCAGTGCATCGCGTGCAAGTACCATGCCCTGAGCTGGCGTGTGAATGCTCATGGCTGCAAACTGTCACGCGAAGGCCCGGCAAATTGTGCCATCAATGATTCCATCGCTTTATGCTTATTGGCATAAGCACTTCGCTCAGTATCACATTCGCCAAATTTTCCCGATGGAACATGAGTCACGCGAACACCACTTTCAACCCTCGTCCCAAAACCGCTCAACAGAGAACCTTGAGAAACATAAGTATCTGTGCGGATATCGGATGGTGAAATACAGGCGTTCCTTGTTCCGTAATGCAAACAACCTTCGTCTTGACATAATTGTTCTTCATTGCGCATCTCTTGCCAGCGAACGAGCGTGTCGACGCTGTCCTGGATGTCACGATGAATATCCTTATGACCACGGCTTCCCGCTACCAGCAACTTCTTCACCGCGTGTTGCAAGCAAGGGTCAGTCACGTTGAATATCTCCAGCACGCGATATACGTCAATGCTGTCATACGGGCAGGGTCGGAAATAGTGGTTGTGAGCCCTTGCTACATGCGATCGCCTGTAGCGCCCAATAGTTTGCGAGGGGGAGTCGCCGATCGCGGCCTGTGCTGCCTGTGTGCTGCCCTGTGACATGGTTTGCTCCAAGATGAGAATGCAAGGGAACCCGCGAGCCCTAGGTCACGCGGTAATGGCTCGCCATGCTAAGCCGATCCCTCACATGGCAGGCACGCGGCAGCGTGCAGGATGCCTTCTTGTCCTGCCGAACAAGTCAGCGCAAAGTGTTTCGGTTAAGATTCACAGATTACGGTTCGTCACGTGAATTATGTCGTCACCTGCCCCACGTGAAGGGGTGTCCCATGCGCTGGAATGCAAGAGTACCAATGCCAGACATCGATGCATCCTACAAACAGGGACCAGCTCATGGGCTATGGTTGCGGTTCTGTTTGGTGATTCGTAATGTAGCGCACCCGAATTTGATAATGCAAGTGACGTTAGGATGTCAAGCTAACCACATCAGCACGCTCAGCGCTGCCAGCGCTTGCATGGTTCGTGTCCTCGACTGTCTGACTAATGGAATACCCGATATTCTGCATTAGCTCATTATTTTATTGGCTAATGCGAAAAACCCTTATAGATCAATACCTTATACCAATAATTAGTAAATTAGCGTTTTATATATAGGGTGATACGACAAGAGTGTCGGAGGGTAGGGGGGCGATAGCGAAGTGTTCCCCCTACCCTCTAGGACCCCGCTACGGGGATATAAGCAATTACCGGCTATTTTTACTAATTTTGCTTGCATTAGCGTACTAATTTTAAGTTTTCCGTTTAATGCCAGGCCCCAGACCCCCTGAGTGCGTACAGCTTCCCCTCCTACCGTGATCAAGTTTACAAGTCTTGCCCCTTGCATTAGCATCCGCCCATTAACAAAGGAGCAGCTATGTGTTGCATTGAAGACAAGGATCAATTCTATGCGTCTTGGGGCGTTACACCCATTACACCAGCGGGGGAACCGCTCGTAAGTAAAGGATTGTGGATGGACAATCCTGCCTCTGTAATCAGCATTCAGGATATGGCAGAACATGACCGTCTAAATAAACAATTGCTCGCGGATCCTGCATACGTTGCGGAGCTGGACAAACTATGTACACGTTACCCGGACATTATTCGTTCAGACCTGGAATGGCATGTTGGTGCGCAGTTCCGCAAGGATGGGGAACTAACATCAATCACGTCCGTTGAGGATGTTTATTCCAGCTATCGCAAGCAACACCCAATGACGCAACATGCCATGGAAGTGTCATTGCAAAATCAAAAGAAAATTGAAGAGCGTATGTTGCAGGAACTACGCGAAAATGCTCGGCGGGAATACGCACAGCTCTATTCCAAATATGTGGAACAGTGCAGGGGCCGCAAACGAAGGCACGCCGACGCGCGTGATGATTATGCTGCTTGCGTGGGCTCTGCTCGTGCTTCCTTTAATGCAAGCATAAAGGCGGCTGAAGAACAGTTGAAAGCAGAACTCACAAGGGCGCAAACTGTTCGGGACAACATACTGAATGAACCTGCACCAGTGCCCCCGCCTAAACCTTTCTGATATTAACACCCGTTGCAATGCGTTAACGACCGCACTTATACTGTGCAGGCTTTGCATCCTTACTGGAACCGTTATGTCCCCCGCTCAAAAGAACTTCGATGACACCTATATCACCTCCGCGCAGATAATGCGTGATCTGCGTGTTAGTCGCGCTGGGCTGCTATATGCGCGCAAGAGAGGCTTACTTCCGAACCCTATTGTGGTCAACCACGGGCAGCTCTTTATCTGGGAGCGGGCCACCGTTACCCCTCACCTCGAGGCTTGGCAGAGGATTCTGAATGCGCGTCGGGGTGTTCGGGCATGAAGACCCCCCTGCAATGGGGGCGCATCCCTGCGGAATTGCAAACTACGGCACAATGGCTTTTGGCGTCACCAGATGCCAAAGGAGATCTGAAGGTTCCAACGTCGCTGGACTCGCTTGGGCAATTGCGTCCAGGAAGCACGACGGACGCTTCCACATGGTTGTCATTCGGGATGGCTTGCCAGGCGGCATACCATTACAAACTTGGGATTGGGTTTGTGCTTGCTGCTGCTGACCCCTTCTGCTGTATTGACTTGGATGTCAAGAACGCAACTAACGAAAAAGACCCTGCTAAGTGGACGCCTGCTACAGCGATTGAGAGGCACGGCATGATAATGACCGCATTCGACAGCTACACAGAGCGGTCGCAATCGGGGCAGGGTCTGCATATATGGGTCAAGGCACGCATCGGGGCGGGTGCGCGGCGGGACTTTGTTGAAGTGTATTCGCAGGAGCGGTTCATTGTTTGCACTGGGGATACTATCCTTGACCGCCCATTGCGCGAGAAGCAAGAGCTCGTTGATTTACTGGTGCAGGAAATACGGAATAACCGCGACAGTGTGGTGGAGCTAGAAGAGTTCAGCGAGGAATTTGAGGACGACGAGGTTCTGTCCATGCTGATGAACGCTGTCAACGCTGACAAGTTCAATGAACTCTGCAAAGGTGACTGGAAAGGCATGGGCTACCCGTCGCAATCGGAAGCGGACTTAGCGCTCATGTCTATGTTTACTTTTCACTCGCGGTCGAATGCGCAGTGTCGCAGGTTGTTTCGGTTGTCGGGTTTGGGTAAGCGGGGCAAGGCAACGAAGGACGACGTTTATTTGAATCGTACATTGCGTATCATTCGCGGTCGGCAGTCACGAGAACTGGCAGCGGAAGAACACGGGGAAGGGTTAGCTAATGCGTTGCTGGAGCGTATGCGGGCCCCACAGGCCGAGATCGCTGCGGCTACTGCACCAATACAAGCCCCGCGGGCACCTGTGGGCGCTATCACGTCCATGGGTATGCAGCCAACGGCAGAGCTTCCGTGGCCTCCAGGCTTCATTGGCGTTATTGCACGTTACATTTATGACTCTGCACCGCGTCCCGTGAGGGAGGTGGGCATTGTGTCAGCGCTTGGCTTGTTTGCAGGGCTGTGCGGTAAATCTTGGAACATCCCACAATCAGGCCTCAACCTATATATCATTCTGGTCGCTCGGAGCGCCATCGGTAAGGAAGCAATGCACAGCGGGATCAGCAAGATCATTCACCAGTGCATGGGCCTGACAACAAACGGAAATAAGATTGCCGAGTTCGTGGACTTTTCTGACTTTGCGTCAGGGCCCGCACTTGCTAAGGCGGTCGCATTCAACCCGTCTTTTGTGAACGTATCTGGTGAATGGGGGCGCAAGCTGAAGCGCTTGGCGGCAGAAGAAGGCAGGGATGGGCCGCTCGCGTCCTTGCGCACCACTATGATGAACCTATATCAGAAGTCCTCGTCCACCAGTGTCGTTGGCGGTATTGGATACAGCGACAAGGAAAAGACGGTCGCGTCGGTCACGGGTGTTGCATACAGCATGATCGGCGAAACGACACCGGGCACGTTCTATGAGTCGCTTACTGAGTCCATGATGGAGGACGGGTTTCTATCGCGTTTTATCGTCATTGAATACGATGGTGAACGTCCTGCACATAACGAAAACCCGAAGACGAACCTTGACACGAACGAACTCAACCAATTACTTCACGTCGTACATACGGCAGTCGTTGCCAAAGGTGCATTCATGACATATGGTGTCGGGCTGGACGAGCACGCTCGTCGGCTACTGCAATCATTTGACAAGGAATGCGACGTTCAGATCAATAGTACAGCGGACGAGTCATGGCGTCAGATGTGGAACCGTGCTCACCTGAAAGCCTGCCGAATTGCTGCACTGCTGGCAGTTGCAGACAGGCCTGAGAGTGCTGTGGTGACTGCTGAGTATGTGGACTGGGCTTTGCAAGTGGTGCGTCGCGACATTGCTATTATGACGAGGCGACTGGCAGCCGGTGACGTTGGCATCAATGACCACACCCGTGAGCGGAAAATTCTGTTCTTCATTTCCGAATATGTTTCTGGCAAGGTGGGCACGGGTTACAACGTACCGTCGAGTATGTTGAAGGACGGTATCGTGCCCCGCAAATACCTCCAGATTCGGACGCAGAGGGTTCCGACTTTCCAGCAACACAAATTCGGTGCATCCAGGGCGCTCGATGATACGATTCGCAGTCTGGTTGACAGCGGTTATATTGTCGAGGTTCCGAAAGACAGACTATTGACGGGGCATGGGTTCCACGGTAGGGCTTTTCGCGTGCTTGATCTGCCGTTAGACCTTAAATAATCGAAATGCGGGCTTGCAGATTTTTCACCGTTGCCTTAAATTAACGCTTGTACACAAACCAACTCCGGAGCCCACAAATGACCCTGATTCCTCCCAATACCGTCACAGCAGAAGACATGTCGTCATGGTATCAAATGCAAGAGCAGTTGAAGAAACTGAAGGCGGCAGAAATGCTGCTCCGCCAGAAGATCTTTGGCTTCTATTTCCCCGCCCCCAAAGAAGGCATAAACACCATTCCGCTCGACGCTGGATGGGTGCTGAAAGGTAAGCACACAATCAGCCGGGAAGTGGACCCTGGCGCCTTTGGTGCGCTGAAGGAGCAGTTCCTCAAGGCCGGTATTGCCGCTGACTCGATGGTGCAGTACAAACCCTCGCTCTTTATGAAGGAATATCGCACGCTGACGGAAGAGCAGATGCACCTCTTCGATCAGTGCTTGATTGTCAAGCCCGGTTCACCCGCCTTGGAAATTGTGCTCCCCGCTAAGGCTGCAAAGGCCACAGGAGTGCAAGCATGAGCAGCATCGAAATTTGTTCCCCTGGACTTCATCTCATACTGGATCACGGTCTGGTGCGCCTTGTTGGCCATATGGGCAGCGACCTGAGTATTGTTTGCGCTGACCTGAGCAGCGACGCCGCTGACTGGTGCCACTGTGAAAGGGTTTAAGCCTCTGCTAGCGGTTGAAGCGCCCAAGGTGCTTCAATTCCCCTTATATGCGAGCGCAAAGCTGGACGGTGTGAGAGCAGTGGTCAAAGACGCCGTTCTGGTATCCCGCAGCCTCAAGCCAATTCCGAACGGGTACGTTCAGAGCTGTCTCGGTAACACGGGCTTAGAAGGTTTGGACGGGGAACTTACGGTAGGCCCTGCTAACGACAAAAACGTGATGCAATCTACTACCTCGGGCGTGATGTCCCATGATGGGGAACCCGATTTCACCTTCTGGGTCTTTGATTATTGGACAGATCCCGCTATGCCCTACGCGACGCGCCTGCGCCGTTTGCAGCTTGCACTAGACACGGAATACCTCTCACGGTTCCCGCGTGTCAAGCTACTTCCTCAGCTACTGGTGACGAGCCAGGAGGAGCTTGACAAGTTCGAACAGGAAACGCTAGCCCAAGGATACGAAGGCGTGATGCTGCGCAAAGTGGAAAGCATTTACAAGTTCGGGCGCAGTACCGCAAGAGAAGGCCACCTGCTGAAGCTGAAGCGGTTTGCGGACTCGGAAGCTGTGGTTATTGGATTTGAGGAGCTGATGCACAATGCAAACGAAGCTACGTTTGATGAGCTGGGCTACACAAAACGAAGCAGCCACGCTGATGGGAAGGTGCCCATGGCCACGCTAGGGGCGCTGAAGGTCCGTGACTGCGTTACTGGTATTGAGTTCAGCATTGGAACCGGATACAGCGCGGCGCAGCGCCAGCAATTGTGGAACGCACAAGACACGCTTCTGGGCAAGGTCACGAAGTACAAACATTTCGAGGTGGGCGTGAAGGAAGCTCCGCGCTTTCCCGTGTGGCTTGGTTTCCGTGACCCAATTGATATAGGAGAACCGAAATGAAAGTGAAGAAAGTAGTGAAGCGCTCTCATCTAATGAGGGGTGGCCCTTATAACGGGCAAATCCTTTGGCTGGAAAGCCAGGGAACCTTGACGTTCACCGTGCATGGTCAGACGGGTTACTACGACGTCTATGATTCGTGGGTGCCCGTATGAAAGAGAGTTACGGTGAAGCTCCCCGCTTCCACAAGGCAAGCCTTGCGCTGATTAGCATCGTTGACGGCATCATTGACGAATACAAGGGGGCGGGTTACCTGCTCACCATTCGCCAGCTCTATTACCAACTCGTGGCCCGTGGGCATATTGAGAACAGCGTTCGCAGCTATGACAACATCGTTGCGCTTTTGACCAATGCACGTCTGGCAGGTCTTATAGATTGGGATGCAATTGAAGACCCTACTCGTGGGTTTCTTGAACAAAACCATTGGGTAAGCGGTTCACAGCTCCTTCACGCTGTCGCAAGCCATTACAATGAGGATTTATGGGATGGACAAGAAACCCGGATATTCTGCGTCATTGAAAAGGAAGCCTTGGCAGGCGAGCTTGGGCGTACCTGCAAAGAATTTGACGTTCCTTTGCTTCCTGCTCGTGGGTATCCAAGCGCGACGATGTTGAGAGAGTTTGCCCGGACCCGTATAATGCGGGCTTGCCAGAGAATTGTGATTCTGCACCTTGGGGATCACGACCCTAGCGGTATGGATATGACAAGAGATCTTAAGGAAAGGTTATCCCTTTTCAGTCGGCACCAAGTCAACATTGACTTCCGTCGTATTGCATTGAACATGGGCCAGATCGAAGAGCAGTCGCTCCCGCCCAATCCTGCAAAAGTCACAGACAGTCGTTATACAGAATATCAACGCCAGTATGGCGGCGAAAGCTGGGAGCTTGATGCCCTGTCACCTCCGTACCTGCATGACCTTGTCAGCTCACACGTGAACAAGTACATTGACCACACTGTCTGGAACGCGAAGCGAGAGAAGATTGCTGGAATCCAGGCCCGCTTGCAGAAGCTCGCGGACAATTTTGACAATGGAGAAAGTCCATGAGCATACTGCAGAACGTGACGAGCGGAGTAACTCGCACAGGAATTCGCATGGTAATTGCGGGTCAGGAAAAGATGGGTAAGACGACCCTCAGTGCAGGCGCCCCCGCTTCGCTACTGGTGCCGCTGGAAGTAGGTTATGCAGGGGTGAACGTGCAGAAGACCCCTATGCTCCAGAGCTTCGACGAGGTGCAGCAATTGCTGACCGAAGTCACGGCAGCGGCTCAGCGTGGTCAGTTCCCATACAAGACCATCGTATTTGACAGCGCCACCGCACTGGAGCGTCACATTCATGAGCATGTTTTGCGCCTCGACCCCACATACAAGCCAGGGTCGAACAAGACGGTCACCATGGAATCCGCTCACGGTGCATACGGTAAGGCCTACAACCTTGCGAACGCGGTGTTCGAAGGACTGCTCAAGCAGTTGGATCAACTGGCGGTCTTTGGCGGGATTAACATCGTGTTGACCTGCCACGTCTTTAGTTCCAAAATTATGGATCCAACAAGCGGTGAATATGACTCTTGGGACTTGCTTCTGCATTCCCCAAAGAATCAGAAAACCTACGGTAAGCGTGAGTTGATTACGCAATGGGCTGACGTTATTGGC